GTTCTGGTTTAGGTGCATTTGCTTCTATCGCTTCGGCATAATGTTCTGCGGTTTTATCAATACTATTAAATATAAAAGCAATCATTAAAGCCACAAGTATAGCAGCTCCGCAAGCCGTCAAGCCGTCTTTATAGTCCATTGTTGTCCTCCCTCCTTTTTTACTATAGTAATGGGATAATTCTCCAACTTTTTATCAATATAAGAATCTATTGCTATAAATTGAAGAGTAGCTAAAGCCACGATAATTAACAAACAACATATAACAAAAATTACCTTTTTCATTTATGTATCCCCTCACTTTCTAACTCGTATAATGGGCAATCTTCACTTATTTTATCAGCCATAATAATAGGGCTATAGCAATTACCAGTTACTTTACACTGACAATAGCCATTTTGTATTGTTATATGTGAATTCTCACACTCCATACAATTATGTGGTTTCATCGGTTTCTTCATTTCGATTTTTTCTACTTTAAAAGGTGCATCCCACCAAGATCTCAAAACACGCATCTCAATAGAAACTCCAGCGAATTTCTCAATAATAACAAAGTAAACCTCATCTCCATTAACTTGTGGGTATATGTCACTTACTCTTGCTTTAGGAAATATGGCCTTTACCATAAACCCATTAGTGGCTCCCTCTGGTATCTCTATACAGTTTTTAAGAACACCCAATATATCGGAACACATCGCTGGTATATTTAAGCCATCAGAATCCAATATTGATGTTTCTTTATGTCTTTCTTTCGTATATTCTAATCCTTTGATACATTCTTCCTTATTCATCAGCCTTTACCTCACTTTCTTCACATTCTCTTTCTCTTAATTCATTATAATATTTAACTGTGTGTTGCTCTCCTTCCATATAACCGCGATGATATGCTTGATTATAATTATTACGTATGATAGTAAAGCACCGTTCAATATCTCTCCATTCGTCCTCAGTTAACGGACTCGTCCAAAATCTAGGGCATAAAGAATCGTTACATTCATTATGTTTACAATCTACACAATCGTTAATCTCTATATTTCTGCAGCGTTCACGTGAGGCATCTAATATAGTATCAACCTCATCATAATTTATACCTAATATAATCTCTATAAGATCAGCTCTAGTCATCTTAATTTACCTCCATAACTTCATATAATATATCGTTTTCACCATGTACTACAGATTCCATTCTTAATTCCATATCAAGTCGACTTCCACTAATATTTGTTTTATAAATAGGTGTGTCACCCGTATACAGAATATTATATTCCGGAGGTCCGCAATGAACATTAAATTCTTTTACTTTAGCTTTACAAGTAATTAAATGATTTCCTTGTTTGACTCTAATATAAAACGGATAATCCAAATCAATAGTGGCAAAATCAAGAAATTGAGTACCACAGTATTCGCATCTTATTCCTGTTATAGGAGCTGCACAATTGGGGCAGTTTAATCGTTTTTTCTTACTCATCTTCTTTCGCCTCCCATAAATCCGGTCTGTAATCTACACCCCATTTACACTTCCGGCAAGGATATCCGTCTTCTGGAATGTTCATATATTTACAACGTCCGCAAGTATGTTTACTCTCATTTGCATCATATCCATTATAATCTCCGAAAAATAAATCCATCGTTTTTTTCACAAATTCTTCTGTATCAGATATCTTCTCGCAATCATCATACACAATGACAAATTCCTGATCACTAGTATTTGGAACCTTTGTAATTTTCGTTTCGAAAATATTTAATATTTTATATCCCTCATCATTCAATTGGTTTACTCTTTTTTCTAATAGCGTACCTATTTTACTAAAACTACCTAATTCATTGACTGTACAACATTTAATCATAATTATTCCTCCTTTAGGTGTGTGAATTAATATAATTAGCCATACCATTGAATAATAGATGTATATTAATTGATTCAAACTCACAATCATCACCTAATAATTCTCTACCATGTATTATATACCACTCAGCTTTTTTCAAATCTTCAGTTCCATTTTTATTCTTCCACCGCCAAATATATTTCCAAGCATTACATAAACAAAAATAAATAACAGCATCTGTCCCGAATATTATTTGCATAGCTTCGATACATTCCAAACTTGTTTCACTTTTATAGTGATCAGGATTGATATTGTCTTCTGTCATTGCCTTAATTATTTCTTTCTGCTCATCAGTCACTCCATCAAAAATCTCTCTAAGTTTCTCTCCGTTAGTCATCTTTTTTCACCTCCATGCTAAAATACTGTCTTGCTAATTCTTTTTCAAATCCATCTTCAAGACCTATTATCTCACACAAATCATCGAAAGTTAATTTCTCATCTCTATTAGTCGTTCCTTCCGGTGTTTCAACATATTCCTTACTCCAAAATTTAAATATCGTACATTCATGACAATTATTAGCATCAATACAATATTTATGATCTGCAATATCGCATATATCAGATGGATAATCATCAATCTTTATTCCAAAAACTTTTTCAAATTTTTCAGCATTAGTCATTGTTCTGCTCCTCCTTCCTTAATTCATCAGCAATAATAGCAAGACTTCTTGATATGTCCATGAGTGTCAAAGTCTTAGGATCAACAACATCTTCGATATTTTCAGTAAATGGATATCTGCTCAGATCCTTATATATGCGTTCCATCATAATATTATTTTCTTCTGTTCTGTTCATATATCCTCTCCTTTACTGTATCCCAGTGGCCCACTCAATAATGGCAAAAACTTCCTTATTCTTTATTTTAGTCTCATGCTCTAGGATACCTATGATATTTACCATATCTCGATGCGACAACTTTTTGCCTTCTTCTGTTAAAATGTAACTTCCAAGCTCCTCATCCCAATATGTATAGTTCTTCATAATTAATTCCTCCTCACATGCGTCATCTATTCCAAAAGCCGCTCTTTGACCTCTTTTAATTTTTTCGCCATTATCTTTGTTGATCATATTTAACAATCTCCTGATATATCAATCCTAGTTCTTTTAACGCTGTTTCTGCTTCTTTTCTAGTATAAGTAATACTCCCCGGTGTGGCAGAAATATTAGAAACGCAACTCATAGCATTTCCTACGATATCCGCTAACTTGTTAGGGTGCTGCACAACCACAGTACCATCGTCCTTAGTAACAAATATCTTATCCTCATACATGTCGATATCCTCCTTTAATAAACCAAGTTCGAACATATCAAATTGATGCGGAAGGTCTTTTTTAATAGCATTTTTAACCAGCTCTACCTTTTTACCGTTCTTAGATTGCTTATCAAAATATCCACGCTCTTTCATGCTTTCATATATTGCATATACTTGTTTAGAAGTCATACTACTAACTTTACGTCTCCATTCCTTAGCATGTTTTCCGTAAAGATCTTTCAGTTTCTTCCTTTTTTCATATATTTCCATATTAATTCTCCTTAATATCATTTGCAACCTTTAAAAAGACATCATAAGCCTCGTCTGCTGCGTCAAAAACCTCATACATAAAATGTATGCTCTTAAATAATTCTTTAGGTTCCATTTCAGCATTTAATTCGACTTTACTTATAATATCTAAAAGTTCCGTTTTACCACCCATTGCAACTGCAATAAACTTACGTATAGCTGGATGGGTGAAATTAAACGCTACTTTAAGCGGATCCATACTCTCGATACCTTTCATGATAAACATAGTCTTTTCCATTTCCTCATGTAACCATTTATCCATTTTTTCCATATTTTCTATTTGTTTCTTATCCATAATCTTAATCCTCCTGTGGTACTAATAAAACTTCTCCTGCTTCCATCATTTGACAATATGTCTTAAACATATAGTGCCAATCCCAAATATAACCGAGACAATCGGACGCCTCGCCATCATTGTTTATTTTGTAAATCGCATAAAGCATTAGTCCTCCCTCCTAAGATCTTCCATAACCATACTTAACCTACGTGGAGATGATGCTTTTAAGATCTTTTCCTTAGCCTTTTTCACATCATAACCCAATTGCGCACAAATAATTAAAGCCTCTTTTTTATCAGCTATTTCTGCTCTTCGTTTTTCTGGAATACTATTTCCAGACCAATTCATATATGTTTCCTTGTTCTTTAAAGCTGCACGTATAGAAGCTGTTGTAACATAGTAAGGATCTGGAACACTTTTATCACGTGGCAAGCATTCATCGCCCCTGTACCAGATTTTTCCTTTCTCGTCACCTTCTATTATAAATATAACAGTATTTGGAAATTCTGGATCAATAGACATATATTCATCCACTATTTCCCTGTCTAAATATTTCTTATATTCTTTGTCTGATAAAAATTTATCAGATAAATCATGAAATATAAAACAATGTCCTTCTTTTGTACCTATCTTCACATCCATCATTGGTGTTAATCTATCAATCAATTTCATCTGTCTTACTCCTTTCTATTTGATACTCATTTAACTTTCTCATTTCCTCACGATTAGATTCTAATAAATCTAATAAATATTGTATTTCTGGTTCTACATCAGCAGCAACATCTACCGTTGGTTGTTGTTTTTGTACCATAGAAAATTTATATAACATCTCTATAATATCATAACGGTTCTTTGCTAAATCACAAAACCTATCCAAAAAGAACTTCTCCTTTCCGTCTTCTCTTTCAAAGTCTTTCAATTCCCACTTTTTCATAATTCTTTTCCTTCCTTTTCTTAAAAATATAAAAACTCTAAGGCTCTGATTGAGCCCTAAAGTCTGCTGGAAATTAATGCTTCTCATCCAAATAGTCACAGATTTCTTCTAAGCCTGTACTAAAAATCCGTCCTCCAAAATATCCTAAGATCATTGCTACTCCTGTTATGCAACTTCCTAAAATTACTTTTTTCATACTTCTTCTCCTTTGCTATAATATTATCTTTGCTACTATGGATACACATTAAGTGCTTCCATATAAAGAACTGATAATATGACGAGGTGAGAAAAATATAAAAAGCTTTAGGCTCTGATTGAGCCCTTAGCTTTTGAAAATACTTTATTTAGTTGTGGTTTTCTTAGTCGTTTTTGTTTTTGTCTCAAGGTCATCAGATTGTGAATGAACAACATAGTCCATAAACTTATCCACAGGATCTCTTCCTTCTTCAGATCTTCCATGAAAAGTTATTGTCTTACCTTTTGCTGTTACGGTAATCTCAATATCCTCTTCCTTAGAAAATTCCTCTAATGTCCTTAATCCCTTAGACAATTTCATTTGTCTTGCTGTTAATTCCAATCCATTTCCTATTGCATCAAATACATATTCAAACATAATTCTTACCTCACTTTCTTATGTATTTTTCCATATTAAAACCTGATAAAATGACGAGGTTAAAAAAAGTAAGGCCCTGATTAGAGCCTACTTTTAACGAACTTCTCAACATCTTCGTTATCAACTATTACGTAGCCGTTTAGTTTTACCATTGTCTGATCGTTATCTAGTTGAACGATTTCGCAATCTTCAACATGCGCGCAAACGTGCTCCATGCCGAGTCTTTTGAATATCTTCTCTAATGCCAATCCTACAATAGTTTTTCCTAATAATTTTGCTTTCATAATTCTTCTCCTTTACTATAGATATTAATAGTTCCATATAACAATATGATTATATGACGAGGTAAAAAAGATAAGGGCTTGATTAGCCCAAATCTCTTAATACTTTCAATATCTTTTCTAGAATAATTCTGTCTATAAATGTAAACATAATCTTATCCTCCTTTATACTAGATTAATATTGTCATATTAAAACCTGATAATATGACGAGGTTAAAAATATAAAAAGATAAAGCCCTAATCGAGCTTTACCTCCTTTGGTGAAAATAAATATTGTCCTAAGATCTTTATTTGCTTTCCATATTCTTTCGCCGTCTTCCTAGCATCTTCACTTTTAATATATGCTATTAGTACAACGCATTTCAACGTTTCTATAGTTTTCATAATCTTTCTCCTTTCATATTTATCTCATATAAGAGATTGATATAATGACGAGGTGAGAAAAATATAAAAAGAAAAGGGACTGTATAAATTACAATCCCTAAAATATCGGATTAATTAGAAGTGTTTCAATATATCTCCGGCTAACTTCAAAATTGTGTCTTTCTTCTTATGATCACCAGAATCAAAACTGATCCCAACATCTCCACAAATGCTATTACCATTATAATATAGCATTGCAAAGTGCTTAAGATTGTCATCATTCCTGATGCGCTCACGAAGTTCACAAAAACTGTCAAACCTAATACCTTTCAATTCTACATCCGTTCTCTCATTAAATATTGCCATTTTTGTACCTCCCTTTTCTTAAAATACATCAAATATTTCCATATAAAGGACTGATATAATGACGAGGTGAGAAAAATATAAAGACATGATAAAAAGCCAGGGCCATCAAATATGACAGCCCCGAGCTAAAAGAAAGGAGGTTAGTTATCAATATTTTTGAACTTTTTGCTCCTCTTCCAAGTCATCGATTCTATGATTTGCAACCTTAATCTGTTCGTCATGAATTTTATCATCTTGCTCTAGTGCATAAACCCTCTCGATTACGTTATTATGTTTATGCACTTCTTTTTCTAGAGAACCAATACGAAATTCCATAGCTTGTAAGGTTTTTTCTTGTATTACTCTAGTCTCTTCGATTGTATGCCTATGTATAGCATGTGAATTCACGATAACACCAATTAATGTTAATGCGCCTGTGATTAACGCTACAATTATATCAGAATCAAGATTCATCATCATTCAGCCTCTTCCTTTTCTTCATTCATTTCATTTTGTTGTACAACCATAACCTTAGTTACAGATTCATCTCTAGGTTCTGTGTATGCCATAACAGATTTTGGATCCTTAAATCCAACAGTTGTAAAGTCTGTTACGATTCCTAGAGCTGCTATAATAGCAAATACAGCATCTAATATTTTTAACAATTTGTCTTGCAATGGACCGACATCAAATTGTACTCCAAATATGTCTAATACAAGACTTATAATAAGTAAAACGCTTGGTATTGCAACAACCCAAAATGATTTGTTTTTTAATCTAACTAACCAATTAATTTTATTCATTTTTACCTCCGATCGCTATCGGAAGTTACATATGTATGAGTAATATAACGTTATGAAAAAATATTAACAGTACACCAAAATTTTTCTAAAGGAGAATTTCCATTATATTACCCATAAATATATAACCTCCGATAGCTTAAAATATCTACTTAAACTACAGCGAAACAGAATCTGAATACGTCAGATGAACAGAAGTCACCATTCATAACAGCAGCTAATCCTGGACCATATGTTCCTGGATATTCTACGCCTCTTGGGTCATTACCACCCATATAAGCGCATATTTCCATAGCCGTAACCATGAATTGTGTCTCTCCTCTACAAATATAATGCCATGCTAATGCAGCTTCTGTTTTAGGACCCCACTTACCATCTATAACAAGCGGTTCGTCATAACATCTTTTAACGAGTGCGTTTGGACCACAATAGTCTCTATTAAGGGCTACTTGTAATACCCTTATTTTATTTCTCTTAGTTTCTGGTCCATACTCGCCATCAACACGAATTTCAACACCTGTGAAATTGATAGACTCTCTTTGTCCTCTTTTTACATTCTCAGCATGCCAATCAATCCTTTCAGGTTGTATAACTGGTGCTACATCTGCTTCATCACCCATGTATCTTAAAATAACATTCCATGGATAATTGTAATATGATCTTATGCAGAATTCTCTTCCAGTTTGATCACCTGGCTGTCCTCCAGTAGCTCGTCCTAATTCATTTATAGATGCATGAACTAGACGACCATCACCAAGAGCCATGGCAACATGATGTATACTATTAAGACAAACATCACCAGGCTGAAGTCCCTCTCCAGTATTTAAGTTAACATAAGAAGTAACATCGGCAAAGCCCAAGGCTTTAAATATGTTTTCCATATTACCGGTGTATGTAGCACCCATTGTCTTAACGGGTACACCTGCTTGTTCCCATGCTGTAATAACAGCTGATGAACAGTCATAATCGCCTCGTTCACCCCAACGGTATTTCTGATCATAACCGTGATGATCGTCATTGGCAATCCAGACCATCCAATTTAGAGCATTTTGTGTTTTACTCATGTGTCTTCATCCTCCTTTTGTTTAAAATTTATAGGTTTATGCGAAAACTCATTAGTTGGGTTCGCTAAACACTCATCACAAGGATCTTTCTCTTCAGGAAGTTCTTGATAATTACATTTTGGACAATATTCTCCAAAATATACTTCTCTAGTTTTTCCTATTTCCATACTTAAGCTCCTTTAGTATATTGCTTAATATTTATTTCTTCTAACTCAACAAAACCACCAGATTCATCGGATATAGTGTGAATATGTCTAATATCATAATATTCACAAGCTAAATGCTCTAATAAGCAACCTCTGGTAGCCAATGCCTCTGGTGCAAATATAGCTAAATCGGCTTGAGATAATATCTCTAAGCTTCTTCCTAGCCACCATAAAGGAGTTGCTCGTTTAGGTGCATCCACTATGAATGAATCTAAGATATTAATATCTTCCTCTGGGTGTTTTTGTTTAAACCATTCGACTATGCGATGCCTCTCATCCAAAATATCAGTATCTTCCCTATCTCTCATAGGTTGAGATATAAATACATTCATTTATTACCTCCTATTTATCCTGTAAATCAATTTTACTATCTACAGGGACTGCTGTTGGCTGTGCTTGTTGCTGAATATCTGCAGCCATTTGTGCATTATCCTGCTTGGCTTTCATTTTCTTAATACCGTCAATAACTTTTTCGTTTACTTCCTCTTCCTGTTCAGCTTTCCATTTCTTAATATCAGCTACAAGCTCCTGAGACGCTATAGCTGTTACCTCTTTAGCGATTCCATCAATTATTAATTTAACAACCGATGGACTAAGGTCTGAATTATTAATAGCGTCTGCTATTTTTGTTTTTAAATCCTCTATTTTCATAGATTCTGAAATTAAGACTGTTTCATTCATTGCTTTGCTCCTTCATATCCAAAGAGTTGTCTTTTTCTATATATTCACCCTCTATATCCATAACTAAAATCCCACCTTCACTATCCCTTACTAAAGAATTGGCATAATTGATATTAGGGTTGTTAAGGGCTTTATGCATTTCATCATGATATGTATCAATCGCAGCCCTTCTTGCTAATTCGTCGCTTCCATATTTTTTTTCTGTAAACTCTTTAGTAGTTACTAAATATGTAGCAGACGGTGATTGTTTTATAAAGTCTAAAAAATATGTCATTTTAATACTCCTTTTTATAATTTAATATGTTTTATCTGTTCTTCTCTTATTTGTAACCTATAGTCTACTTTTTCTGATTTTACGCATTTTTCTAACAAGCACCATTCCTTGCCTATTGGATTTTCTATATCATTTATGTAATGATATGCGCATTCTTTACATTTTATAGATTTGTTATTATTCATGATACTCTCTCCCATATATAAACTGATTTATAATTTGGTATATTAGCATTTTCTGTATTATTTTCAGTTCCTTCATAATTTGTATAATGACCTTGTATGGTATGGTTGTGTGCTCCGGCGCTAGTCATAACAACACTTAAATTCCTGCTTCCTATATTAAAAGCACCTGATGGATTATATTTAGCTCCTGGATATTCAGTCTGAACAAGATAGTTATTCGAAGAGTGGACATGCCCACCTTTACCATCTATAGTATCAAAACTAGGAACAGAATGTCTATGATAAGGAACGATTGAATTATCATTACCACCGGTTTTTCTAGCTATATTAGGAGTAACGCCACTAGAAGCACCTCGTAAAATATAACCGCTATGTTGAATCCAAGAAGACCCGCCATATATAGCTATAACTTTAGCTTCTGTATCTAAAGTAGTAGAATGTATTATCATTCCTACATAGCTAAATGCTTTAGAAATATATCTAACATGATCAAACTCATACTGATCTCCGTTAATAGCATCTCTTAAATAATACCATTTATCATTATCCCATAATTCAGCTGTGGTTATAGGTTTGATACATTTATATACACCTTTGATAAATGGATACCAATTAGCATCTTCGTTGGTTGCTAGACGGATCTTAGGATAGAAGGTTAGGTTGTTGACTGTTGATCCGGATTTAACGATTATTCTAACTTGCAATCTAACATCATCAGTACCAAAATCATCTCCGTTAAGACTAATAGTTATACCGCTTCCTAAATCTGAGCCATAATTTTTGTTAGTATTATTTACAGTCCTAGATGCAACCATATAATAAGAAGATGAAGAACCTCCACTAGGGCAACCATTAATAATATATGATCCATTAGATAATACACATTTTCCGTTCTCTCCTCTCACAGAGCAATAATAAACGGCATCCGCTGTAGCTGTACCATTGCAAGTTATGCTTCCATCTCCATTATCTGTAAATGTGATTCCATTTTTTGTTTTTGTTGCATCATTATATGGATAAGGTATAAAATTGTCCTTAGAATAATAGTGAGTCACATACTCACCCTCAGAATATAATGAAGTGTCATCATACGCTGATATGGTTTTAGTCTCGCGTTCTATACCTAATAAATAATCTGGATTTCCAGACATAACTTCAGGTTTGGTAGGCTGATCAAATACAATCTCACCTAAGTGGATATTTTGAGTCTTCAATTCTTCATTGATATTAAGAATATCCAACTCAGCTAATTCGGCATCTACAGAATGAGCTACCAAATCTTCAACATTAGCCTGCGTTGCAAATAAATAATTAGTTGTCAAACTATTAGTCAACGACTCCATAAATGACGATTGATTAGCTGTAATATTCGTAGTGTTCAACTCATCAGTTGTTATAGAGTGAGCAACTAACTTGTCAGCTGTTATGGTTCGCTCATTAATTCTATCAGCGGCTTCAACATAGGCAATTTGTCCTTGACCGTCAACAGTCTGCATTTTCCACTTATTATTTTGATCTTTAATATATAATCGATCAACCATTAACGTTCCAGCAGTAATCTTATTAGCATTAACCTCTACAGAATCCAAATATCCAGTTACATGACCTTCTACAATCGTAGCACTTGATATTAGACCCATGTTAGCAAGTAAAGAACCAATATTAGCCTTATTAATATTAGCAACGTCTAAATTTGCCATTTTAGCGTCTAGAACATTGTCAACATTCAAATATGCAAAATCACCTTCACCAGCAACTACATCAGATGCTTTAATTGTATCAATATTTGCTATTTGCGAATTGATAGCTTTCGTTATTATTTTATCAGCATTTACTGTTATAAAATGTCCTAAAGCTCCTGTGATTTCTGTAGCGCTAAACTTATCTGCTGATAATGTGTAAAAATCACCTTGCTCTCCTGAGATCTTTTCAGCGTAAATAAACCCATTATCAGATACATATTGCTTAGCTGCGTCTTCAGCTCCTTCAGCAGTTGTCATCTGAGTAGATATATTACTAACTATAAGGGCTTCGTGATTCTTGATACGGACTAGAACTCTATCGCCAGCATAATAATCCGGATCACCTTGACTACCTTTAGGTCCTTTAACTTTTACAGTTGTCCTGATTGGTATTCTTTGAGAGCTTCCATCTAATTGAACTATTGGCCTTCCACCAATTTCGTTAAAATCAATTACTCTACCATATACAGTAGCCTCACCAGAAGTTTTATCAAAAGGATTAATAAGGTTAGCAAACTCTTTAACTGTTGCATTATCTAATCCCATTATTTATCCCTCCTATTTTCTAAGTTCCATCCTAGTTCTTCCAGGTTGTTCTTCATTTATTGGTAACGGCAGACCGAAAAATATAGGCAAATGCCATTCACAATCTTCTGCAAGTTTCTTGAATTTTGAAATATAATCACCTTCGAAGAATGCGCACTGAGTTACGTCTGTAGAAAATGGGAACTTTTCTCCATACTCCCATCTCCAAGGCGCTCCTATAACAGGACATCCTCCTAAACACATATCCCAATATTCACATTTTTTACATTTTTCCTGATATTTTAATCTTTCTGTTACCTTTGTGTTTATTAAGTCTTTCCATTTACTATCTTTTAAAATAGAATATAATCCATCTCGTTTAA